CGGACGATTTGGTGAATGTTTATAGGAAACATTCGAGATTGTTTCAATACAAGTCAATGCACGCCGGATTGTATTCAGGTGAGGCATTGTACAATCTTGGTTCGGGTGACCCGTTCACTTTGATCAGGAATATTGTGCAGGTCTTGACGGTCATGTTGGAAAGGTTTGGTGCGCAGTCTTTGAAAGCGGCTTGTATGGCTGTGAAGGGAGACGATTTCATATCCAACAGGCATTTTAAGCTTCTGCCGATGACTGTTTTGGAATTACGCGAAGTACAACTGACTGAAGATTGGGACAAACCTCCCTATCATGCTGGCAGATTTTTCTTGTTGGATGATGTCGTTCCAGATCCCGTCAGGATGATAGCAAAGGCGTTGGTGAAGCAAAGCAAAGATGTTGACAGGGTCAATCAATTGGCCGAGGCATTTTATGATAGATATGTATGCTTGACTGACAGGACTTATGCGTTGCTTCAGAGTTATGTCGTCAAGGCATATTCCGATTTTGAGCCAGAGTTTTCATTGGCCGCTTTGGATATGTATCATGCTTTGAGGGATAGGTCATTGTTTTATGAATTGCTGGTCATTGGCGACGATAAGGTGGACAGACAGTTGGTTGTCGTGGATGTGGAGAGCGACTGCATTGAATTTGCAGTCGCTTTCTTTTCCGATGATCACAAGTTGGTTGAATTGTTGAAGAGTGAAACTGTTGATGTTGTTGAATATCATTTGAATAGGCACAGCATTCCAAATTACAGGATTAAAGGCAGGCCGAACGATTTCCTTAGAAGAGGCGTTTGGCTTTCAGAAGATCATGCATGGGCAGTTTTGGGTATGACCGAATTCAAAGAGAGAAATGACTGGATTGAGAGAAGAAAGTTGGACAACAGCAGAGGTGGAATCAATTCTGGATATTGACAAGCAAATACGATTGATAGTCAGGGCTTCTACTTTTGATAGAGGAGAGGAGTCTGGCACTTTGGCTATTGACAAGCGACAGCGAGTGCTTACGGCTATTTTGGGCGATTTGCTTCATAAGGTTGATATTTACGTGCAAACTGGTACATACGGTATACAAATTGATCAGGGTTTTCTGTCCAACGAAGCGCAAGCATATTGGTTGCTTACGTATAGGAAGGATTTGGTTCCGCCGAAGGAGCCAAACGGCACTTTGCCAAGCGTTCATCGAATTGCAACTGCTTTTGAGAGTCACTATTATTCTGACATCTCACTTCGCATTCAATACGCTGCATGGTTGAGAAAGGGTTTGAAATGAACGAAAACACTATTTCCACTGGTTTGTTGGATCCAGG